GGAAGAACAATTTCTAGTACATCTATTAATGAGTTATGATATGGCTCTTATTAATGAGGTTATTGGAGCAAGATTTTACAACTCTAACCCGTAAGAGATGTGGTTCCCCGGATAAGGATTCGTATATTTACCATGTTGAGCAGTTAAGCACAACAATTAAAACAATTAAGGTTATGATGAGTCCAGAAAGTCTTTACATTGCAGAATTAGAGTATCACAGGTTTGAAGAGATTATGAATACAAAAGAAATCCTCACAAAAGAGGAATATGATTTTTGTTTTACATATGACAAAGATATTAGAGAAGATACCTCTTATCTAGGAGATGGTGAATACTTAAACCTAAGGGTTTATAGTGAACATGACCACGAAAAACGTGGAGAAGATGATGTTAACAACTGGTAAAAATAATGCACGGGAAGCTTGGCTTCCCGGGATAGGGTTCGTATATTTACACATAAGTGGGGCATGAAGCGTCATTTGTTAATTTAATAAAAATAAAGGTTATGAAAAAAGAAGTTAAAAAAGGTCGTCCAAGAAAAAAGGTTAATAATGTTAATACTACTTTTAAAGTTAGTACAGTAAAAATGAATGATTTAGAATTTCATAAAAATTTATTTATTCCTATGAAAACTAAAACTAAAGTTGATGAGTTTTTTAGTAATGAAGGTGGTATCATGCCGGGTGTTAATTTAGTTGCTACCGGAGATCCAGGAGTAGGAAAAACTACAGTATTATTAGATATTCTTGCAGATGTTAAAAATTCAGGAAAAAAATGTTTATTTATTTCAGGAGAGATGAATGCCATAGATATGGTAGGTTACGTTAAGCGTTTTCCAAAATTCGGAGATTTAGATATTTTATTTATGGGTGATTATAGTGAAGTTAATCCTGATGTTGTTTTAAGAACAGCACTTAAAGAAGGTTATGATTGTGTGTTAGTTGATTCAATGGCAGAAGTTGCAGATATGTATACAGATTTTTTTGGAGGTACTAATAAAAGTAATCAAGGAAAGTTACTTCAATTATTTGAAGAGCATAATCTTGGTAATAATGAAGCTAAAATAAATACTTCATTTTTGATTATTCAACAAGTTACTAAAGGTGGGATGTTTGTTGGAAGTAATAAACTTAAACACATGACAACAGGTATGCTTCACATGAAATTTTCAGATGAAGGTCGTTACCTACATTTCAGTAAAAACCGTAGAGGTGGAAATGGTAATAAATTATTTTTTAGTTTAAATGGTGATAATAGAGTTGATTACCTACACCAAGAACCCGTAAATATGATAGCGTAATGGATTGGATAACTTGGGTAGTTTATTACTTGGTAATTGGAGCTATATTTACATTTATAATAGATGTTATATCGGTATTATATGAAACTAGAGATAATCTTAATAATGTTGAAAGGGTTTGGGTGATATTATTTTGGCCCCTATCTTTAACATTATTTATTTATAGTATTATTATTAGTTTTAAAAACAAAAACAATTAGTGGGATAAAAATTATAATAGAATTATGAAAAAAGTAAAAGCAAAGGCAATACATGCTAAATTAAGACATGAAAGTAGTACATTTAATGGTTATTTAAAATACGAGGTTACTATTGAAAACCCAGATGGGTCAACAGAAATAGTCCCAGCATATGGTAAAGATTTACAAGATGCGTTATCAAGGGTAGTCCATGATGAAAAAGTAATGAAAGTTAAACCTATAGTAGATAAAATACCACAAGGTGTTTGGGTTATATTATGGTTTATAGGTATAGGTGCATATACAGGGGTAATTTTTAAGAGTCAAGCAATATTAAAAGATTGGGTAGGTGTTATATACATTACAGGGATTGTAGGGTTGACTATAACAATACTATCTATTAGAAATTGGTTTAAATTAAGAAATAAAGGTTAATAATAAATAAATATAAATAATATGTCAAAACAAGAAAGAGAAAAAATAGTTTATGCTACTAGAATTGAATTAATTAATGAATTAGCATTTTTAACATCCATTACCGAAAGAATTTGGAAATACCACCCAACTAACCCTTCGGGAGTAAATATTATTGATGATTATAATCAGCTTAAAGCAGAAATTGGGAAAATAGAAAAAGCAATAAAGGAAATAGATAGAGTAGAAAAACTTTAACTACATTTAAGCATGTTAAATTTGGGAAATAGCGAAAGTTATTTCCCATTTTTTTATTAAAACCCTATATTATTTTACGTTTAATGCGCGATTACATGCGTTTTAAATACATATCTTATTAGAACCATATACTCCATTGGAAACACAACTACATATTAAATACACGCAAGGTTTTATATATTATTGCCATTTAGGGTAGGTTGGATTACTAGCAATCCTCCTATACCTTCAATTTCAAACTTACAAATATGTATAATAAAATGATTGATGTAGATAATTTATTTAATTTATTTCCTGAGGAGAGTGGTGATAGTCAAGAGAGTGGAAGTACTTATATTGAATTTAAAGACTCTCCAATTTACTGGTTGGGGATGTATAAAAAATTAATACTTAACCATATAAATTTTAATAAGAAAATTGTTAAGTTCTTTACAGAATCAAACTCAGAATTAGATGTTGATGATATAAAGGAAGCTGGGGAAAGTATAGTATATAATAAGGCTTGGGGTTACATAATTAAAATTGATTGTGAAAATGCTTCTCATGTAGAAGCCATAGAACAATATTCAGATGAATTTTTAAATGTTACCTTAAATTTAGGTATATCTTACTTTCAGGGTGAGGAAGAGTATGAAAAATGTGCTCACTTGTTCAAAATCCTTAATAAATTTTAAATTTTAGTTAGGGTACCTAAAAAACTTCCAATACCTTAGAAAAACAGAAATTTGAAGGAAGGGAAAAGGGATAAAGAAATAAGGATAATAGGGATATAGAGAATAGGTTGGAGTAACGGGGTGAAGGTTGTATATTGGTAATTATAAAAAATATAAATTATGAGAAATAAAGAATTAGTAGACAAAAGATTTATGCAAATCTCGGGAAAAATTAAAACCCTAGAATTTTTATTATCAAGACAATCATCAAAAGAAGAATTTATGGGTGTAGTCAAAGAATTAGGAGATACCGTAGAGGATTTAAGATCTCTTATTGATAGAGAAACATCTCCCCTTAGAAATGGATAATTAATAATCAATAAAAATAAAAGTTATGAAATTAACAGCTAAACAAATTCAAGATAATTGGGAAATTTTTCTTAATAACATTGAAGTGCACATAAAAGGTGATAGAAAAGATCAACTAATTAAATTTTATGAAAAGTATAATGAACGTATTATGCTTATGCCTGCGGCTCATAAAAAAGAATACCATTCTGCCTTTCCTGGGGGTTATGTTGACCATGTAAATAGAGTTGTTAGGTGTGCTCTTAAGCAATCTCAATTATGGGAGGATGAAGGGTGTGATATGTCTACTTTTACTGAGGAAGAATTAATATTCTCAGCTATAAACCATGATCTAGGTAAGATAGGAGATGATCAATATGAATCTTATATCCCCCAGACAGATAAATGGAGAAAGGATAAATTAGGGGAAGATTATACATTTAATAAAAAATTAGCATTCGCCTCAGTTCCAGATAGGGGATTATTTTTACTCCAGGATAATGGTATTAAATATACCTTTAATGAAATGGTTGCTATACAAACTCATGATGGTTTATATGACCCAGCTAATGATAAGTATTTAAAAGGGTATTTAGTAGAACAGAAACCACGAACAGCATTACCTTTTATATTACACCAAGCAGATATGATGGCTGCTAGAATTGAATGGGAAGTTGAGTGGTTACCTAAATTTAATGGTAGTGAGGATTCTCCAAAATCTAATTTTACATTAAATGACAATAATAAAAAAACCTCACCTACTGTAAAAAATAAAGCATTAGGTTCTATTAAAAGTGAAGGTTTAAAAAACATGTTAGAAAATCTATAATCTATGGTATCAACAACAACATTAATAATAATCACCCTAATAATTTTGGTCGCTGTTTTAGGATACGCGACCTTTAATCTATTACGTAAGGTAGAAAATGCGGAAGACATCGTAGTTAATTATCTTATTTATTTAGATAAAATCTCTAAAGTAATCGAAATGTCAGACCAAAGGCTTAAAAAAGTAGATGCTAAAGGTACATTTAAAAGCGATGATGAGGTAGGTTTCTTTTTTCAAGAAATTAAACAAATACAAGATATTTTAAATGACTTTAATATCAAAAATCTTTAAATGTATACATGGATTATATAATTAGAAAACATAAAAGTAAGCCTCAAAAACGAGTATACTTTTCTAAAGAAACCGAAAATGCAATTGTTAGGTATAATTGTTCTATCGATGGAGATAAGAGAAGTGAAATATATGAAGATTTTATACATTGGCCCTTTTATAAATTAACCGAGAATATAATCCATACGTTTAAATTTTATCATACTGACGGGGTTGAAAATTTAGAAGACCTACAACATGAAATAATAACTTTTTTATTATCAAAAATACATTTATTTAATCCCGATAATGGGGCTAAGGCTTACTCATACTTTGGAACTATAGTTAAACGTTGGTTAATAGTATATAATAAAAAAAATTATGGAAATAAAATCAAAAACATCTCCATAGCAGACCTAAACCATTACTCCCAACTAGATACAACAGACCCAGCATTTATTACATCTAAAAAAGTAGAAGATGCTGTGTCAACTACCGTAGAGGAAGAAGAATTTAGCAATAGTGATGAATATACTCCTAAAGGGTATAAACATGAGGATCGTTTATCTGTGTTTATAGATGAGTATACAAACTATTGTACTGAAAATATTTATACCTTCTTTCCTAAAGGAAATGATGCTTCTATAGCAGATGCTATCCTAGAGCTATTTAGAAAGAGAGACCATATAGATGTGTTTAATAAAAAAGCACTTTACATATACATTCGTGAAATGGTTGATGTTAAAACTCCCAAGATTACTAAAATTGCTAATAAGTTATATGCTATATTTAAAGAAAAATATCTATTTTACTTAGACCATGGTTATTTTCCATCTAAATAATTATCTCTATGCATATTTATAATCAAAAAACATGGGACAGTTAGATTCAACAATTTTTGGTGGTAAAACATTTGCAGATATACTGGAAGAAATTTACAATAACCAAAAAAAGAGGGATGCACAAGTTGTAGCTCTTATATCAGAGTTAAAACCTTTAGTTCAAGAAATAGGAGATGCTACTCTTATAGTACCCCTCATTAAGGAGTATATGGAAATAGGTGTTAAAAATGATGAGGCACTTATTAAAATGGCTACTATAGTTCAAAGAGCACTAGCACGTACGGATAATGATGATGGTTTTGGAATATCAGATGAAGAAAAAACCCAACTATTAGCTGAAATGGATAAACTCCAAATAAAGGCTAATAATGATTAAACAAATTACAGGTTTATCTTCACTAACCAATAATCAAAACCCCGTACAACCATCCACTGGGATGTTTTCAGCACGGGTAAGATTTTCTATGGTTAATGATAAAGAACAACCACAAGCCTTTAAAGATTTTGGCGAGTGGGGTTCTATTGGGGGTATATTCTTTGATAGGTTAAATAATCCTAACCCTAATCCCTTATTTTCAACCGATAACTTTGCAAAACCTTTATTCCCTCAATCATCAAATATCCCCTTAAAGAATGAATTAGTTTATATTATGGCTATGCCTAATAGTAATATTCAATCTGATGTCAATGCGGTTATATATTATTACTTTCAATCTATTAATGTTTGGAATAGTACACATCATAATGCTATACCAGATCCTATTTTAAACCCCACAATCCCAGAATCTCAAACTCAAGATTATCAACAAACTTCTGTAGGTGATGTAAGAAGAGTTACTGATGGGGGTACTGAAATTGATTTAGGTAAAGGTTTTAAAGAAAAGTTAAATATACGAAATTTGCAACCCTTCCCTGGAGACATATTCCATCAAGGGAGGTGGGGTCAGTCTTTAAGATTTTCCTCTACATTAGAAAATTCTGAAATTCCTAGTCCTTGGTCAAGTGTCGGAGAAGATGGAGATCCTATTACAATTTTAAGAAATGGCCAACATGAAGAGGATAAAGATCCTTGGATCCCTCAAGTAGAAGACATTAATACAGATCCTTCAAGTATTTATTTAACATCTACTCAAAGTCTTCCAATTGAAGTTTCAAGTAAAAATTATAAATCATATTCATCTGCTCCAAAATCACCTAATACATTTACAGGAGAACAAATAATTTTAAATTCAGGACGTTTATTATTTAATTCAAAAACAGATTCTATTTTATTATCATCCGCTGATACTATTAATTTAAATGCTGTAAATAGTTTAAATATAGATGCTCCCAAATCTGTACTTAATTCAAGAGAAATATATTTAGGAGATAAAAATGCTAACGAGTCTGTAATATTAGGAGATAAATTTCTATCAGATTTACAAAAATTATTACTTTCCTTAATCTCTTTATCGGCGGCATTAGCTACACCTATAGGAACACCAGGACCTTCAGCACCTAATGCTGCTATTCCAGGACCAGCAACAGATACCCAAGTAAAAGCAACAAATATGCTTAATAAGATAGAACAATATAAATCCAAAGTAAGTAAAACTAAATAATGTCGGCAATAGTCTCTAGATTAATAATAAAAAGTATAACTAGGGTAGTTAAAAATACCTCTAAGTTTGATATAGTTGCAGATGATTTGATTGATAAATTTAAATCATCATGTCCTCCTAAACCTGAACTTTTACGTATAGTAGCTAATAAAAGTCAAATACAAACGGCCCTATCTAATTTAACTGATAGTATTAATTCATTAAACCAAGCAGCAGAAACCACTAATGCTTTAATTTCTTCCCTAAATATTGCTGTTAAAATTATTAAAACATTACCATTTCCAGTATCAACACCTCCAGGTACAGGTATTCCTGTTAGAGTTATTACCATATTAGCTGATAGTTTAGATTCTCTTGGTAAATTATTAGATGGTGCCGAAGGTACAGTTAAGATAGTACCAGTTGCTACTAAAGTAATAATAGATGCTGTTACAAATATTTTAACTAAACTTACTAAACTCGATGAGGTTATAAATGCATGTGTTGAAGAATTAGCTGAGGAAATGACCCAATTAGAAAAAAACCAACTAATAAGCGAAATAGGAAATTCAGCAGCAACTTCTGGGGATTTTTCAAATTTAGAAATTAATGTAGCTAATGAAGATGAGTTAATTGCTCGTTTAGATATTAATTCAAATAATCCTATTATCTACAAAGATTTTAAATTATACATCCAATATAATAGTGATAATGATTTTGATTTTCCTCAACGTAGACTAGTTGGTTACAGAGCAGCAAGAGAAAGTGAACCACGAGACCCTGAACCTTGGGAAAGAAATTTATATAATCTTGATAAAGACTCAAATGCCCAAATAATAACTTATGTTTCAGAACAATATTTAGGAAATCAATTAGGGGGAGGGTATTCATATATCTCATCTGTAAAAGTAATGCTAGATGAACTTAAATTTAGAATTGATGTGGATGCTAACAGATGGCAGCGTAGATTAGTTAACCTAGAATTATCAACTGTAGAGGGGTTAGATGAACCTTTTCAAATACCTAACCCCCCCACAATCCCAAATATTCCTTTTGGTTAAGGGGTTTAAAAAAATACAAAAAATAATAACTTTTAATATTTATAATAAAAATGAAGTCAACAGCATTAAAAAAACTAATCAAAGAAGCAGTAAAAGAATCTATTCAAGAAGAATTAAAAGACATTCTTTTAGAAGCAGTTCGTGCTCCTAAAATTGTTAGTACATCTGCCCCTTCACCTGTTTTAGAAACTGTAAACCATGTAACACCCTCAATGGATTCTACTCAACAAAGAGAAGCTTATAAAAATATCTTAGGGGATATGTCACAAGGGTTTACAACAAATCAAGTACCTCAAAAGTTTAACCCTGTTGGAGGTATGCCCGGTGGAGATTTACCATCTGGAGAGGTTGATATGAATCAAATAATGGGGTTAATGAATAGATAATGGCTAGGATAATAGAAAATAGATCACCCATTGACTCAATTGCACGTAAAGCAGTTGGGTTTGGTTTTCCCTTAAATGGTCCTGCTGTTTTTATACCAACTTATACTACAAGAGAACAAACAAAGGCAAATTTAATTAATTATTTATTAACTAATAAGGGTGAAAGAGTATTTAATCCTACATTCGGTGCCGATTTAAGAAGTTTAGTATTTGAGAACATCGTAGAGATGACAACTGAAGAACTTCAAGAACGTATTCAAAATGATATTAGAACTTTTTTTCCTCAAGTTACTATAGAAGAAATTAGATTTGATAACATCCCCGATAGCAATACTATCAATTTTACACTAACCTATAATATACTCAATTTCGGGATAACTGATGATATAAACATACTACTACAATAATGGCTGATTTAAAAAGAGACATAAGATATATTGATAGGGATTTTAATAGTTTTAAAAATGCTTTAGTAAATTATTCTAAAACATACTTCCCAGATACTTATAATGATTTTACAGATACCTCTACAGGTATGTTATTCATGGAAATGGCTTCCTATGTGGGGGATGTTCTATCATTCTACCTAGATAACCAAATTCAAGAAACCTTTATTCAAAAGGCTAGACAACAAGAAAATCTTTACCAAATGGCTTACCTTTTAGGTTATAAACCTAAGGTTACAACCGCTGCATCCGTGGAAATTGATTTTTACCAACAATTACCTGCAAAGTTAGAAGGGGGAGAATATGTCCCTGATTTTGACTATGCTATGATTATCCCGGCAAACACAACTATATCTTCAAATTTAGATAATTCACAAAATTTTATAATTGAGGATGTAATAGATTTTTCTGCTTCCGGATCTTTAAACCCAACAACTATATCAGTATACCAGATATCTGGAAATGATCCGACATACTATCTATTAAAGAAAACACGTAAAGCCATATCAGCTACTATCAGATCAACAGACTTTACTTTTACTACCCCTAAAAGATTTGATACTAGAAGTATTAATACTACTAACATAATAAGCGTATTAGACGTGGTGGATTCGGATAACAATACCTGGTATGAAGTGCCTAATATGGCGCAGGAAAACGTATATGATACGATAAGAAACACAAATACAAGCGACCCAACATATAATTTAGAAGAAGATGCACCTTATTTACTCCAGTTAAAACAAGTTCAAAGAAGGTTTGTAACCAGGTTTATAAATTCAGGATCATTAGAATTTCAATTTGGGGCAGGTTCAACAAATAGTAATGATGATGAGTCTATAGTTCCTAACCCTGATAATGTAGGTTTAGGTTTACCTTTTGAAAGGGACCAACTTACAACAGCATTCTCCCCTTTAAACTTTATATTTACAAACACTTATGGGATAGCTCCAAGTAATACTACTTTAACTGTTAGATATTTAACTGGGGGTGGTGTTGGATCTAATGTAGAAGCTGGAACTTTAACAGTATTAGATGATACTAATTTTAAGTTTATTAATCCTAATCTAGCAAATACTTCTTTAGCAAACCAAATATTCGCTTCAGTATCATCAAACAATCCACTTGCAGCTGATGGTGGCCAAGATGGAGATACTGTAGAAGAATTAAGATTAAACGCTGTTGGTAATTTTCAAAACCAATTACGTACGGTAACTAAAGAAGATTATATAATTAGATCTTTATCTATGCCCTCTAATTTGGGTGTAATTGCAAAAGCTTATGCTATACCTGCTAAGATAAGTGAGTACAGACCTGGAGATTTACCTACTATTTTAGATTTATTTGTTTTAACATATAATGCTGATAAACAATTAAGAACAGCCTCTTCATTAATCAAAAGAAATTTACAAACTTACCTAGCTGAATATAGAATGATTAATGATTCTATTAAAATTAGAGATGCATTTGTAATTAATATTGAAGTAATATTTGATATAATTGTATTACCTAACTATAACAATAATGAAACTATAACTAAGTGTATTACTTCTTTAACCAACCTATTTAATATAGATAATTGGCAAATAAATGAACCTATTTTAATGAAAGATTTATATATTCTTTTAGATAAAGTAGAAGGAGTACAAACTGTTAAAAACATAACTATAAATAACCTTACAGGAGAAAGTTTAGGGTATAGTGATTATGCTTACGACATACCAGGTGCAACTATAGATAATGTAGTTTACCCTTCATTAGACCCAATGATTTTTGAAGTAAAATACCCTAACACAGATATTAAAGGTAGAGTAGTACCACTATAAACAATAAAAAATGGCAGTAAAAAAATTATTCCCAACTAAAGATACAACCCTATACACAGAATACCCTAATATGAATACTGGGTTAGATGAAATTATAGAAGCATCTACTTATGTAAAAAACTCAAAAGGTCAAGTTAGTAGGTATTTAATTAAGTTTTCTGATGATGAGATAGAACAAACCCTTAATGATATAGGTGAAGAAATATCTTATAAAGTATATTTAAGAAATTTTAATGCTGTTATTACAGGTTTAAATCTTGATAGTGAATTAGAAATTTTTCCAATCTCTGGTAGTTGGGAGATGGGTACTGGTAAATTTGGAGATAACCCCCCTACTGAAAATGGTGCTAGTTGGACATGGAGAGACTATGCTAATGGTAATAGTAAATGGGAAATTCCTTCAGATACTGAATATGTAACAGGTTCAAATAAGGCCATAGGTGTGGGTGCTGGAGGTGTGTGGTATTATAGATACCCAACAGCCCCCCAACCAGTAACACCACCATTACCTATGACACAAAAATTTACATATGCTAATGATAAAGATGTTAATGTTGAGGTTACTGAGATAGTTGAAAATTGGAATGCTGGAAACATGGCAAATGAAGGGTTTATTGTAAAACAAAGGAATAAAGATGAATTTGTAGATAACATTAACAACCAAAAAACATTTAGATTTTTTTCTATAGATACTAATACAATATACCCACCACAATTAGAATTTAGATGGGAAGATTTTATTTTTAATACGGGTTCATCTACTAATAAAATACTTCCTGAGGGGGAAAGTTTTATTTCATTATATAATAATGTAGGTGTTTATTACCCACAAAGTACACCTAGATTAAGATTTGCAGCCATGCCTAAATACCCTGATAGAGTGTTCCAAACCTCTTCATTATATACTACTAATTATTTTTTACCCCCAAAGGCATCTAGATATGCTATAAAGGATACAGAAACTAATGAATTTGTGATAGATTTTGATCCTCAATATACTCGAATAAGCTCTGATGAAACCTCAAGTTATTTTGATTTAGACTGTAGTGGACTAGAACCTGAAAGATATTATACTGTTTTAGTAGAAATAGACAAAACAGACAAAACAGGCAATTTTCAAAACTCATTAATATATGATGAAGATATAATGTTTAAAATAACTAAAGGGTAATTATGAAAAATGTTAAAATGGTAAGACAGGTTTTTGATAAAACTAAGTTTTCCGAAACCATAAATACAAAGTTTAACCAACTGGTATCTACCCCAGACCCATCTTTTTATGATGTTAATTTGGCTACACAAGAAGATTTTTGGATATTATATGATAAATACTTTTACTTAATCCCTAAGGAGGGAGAAGTTAATTCACATTTATATTTAGTTGAAACCAGTGGGGAATATATTAATTACCAACCACAACAGGAAGAAATTCAAGCTTTACTGGGGGAAATAGAAGAATTAAGAGTAGAAAATTTAGAATTAAGACAGGAGATAGCAGCAGTTATCAGTGATTTCCAATCAAATGGATAACTAATTAAATTAAAGTAAACTAAATGGTCCAAAGAAATAACATACCAAGCAGATCCACAGGATCTTCAATTCAAAGAAATTCAAGCTTTCAAAAGAATCCTAATACTGCTACAAAGTATGAAAGTTTAAATTCTCCGGATTTAGATTTTACAATACCCGTAAGTGCTTCGGTTACCCCTGTTAACCCAACCCTCTTTTCAAATGATGGGTTTGAACTTCAAGACCAATCTATAATACCAAGTAACTTTTTCTCATCATCTTTTACTCCTGGTAATAATTTTATTGAGTTTTATGTTTATGATTCTCAAAAATCCCTACTAACCTCTAACTATAATTGGAAAGATTGGACTATAACCAGAAATTCAAATAGAGATCAACTTTCAGGATCCTATGTTGACCCTACTACGGGATTAAATGTGATTGAAAAGTCATCCACAACGGTAGCAACTAGTAACATCCAACTATCACCCTCATCTAACATATATAGTCAAGGGTTTGAAAATGGGGTTTTATTTGCAAGTTATAACTTTGTAAATTATGAGTTAGGTTCTTCTCCCGAGGATACATTTTACTTATCAGAAATATCATCTGATAGAACTGAGATAGCTTTAAGATCAAATACTATTCCTCTTAAAGATGTAAAAGAGGGGTATACTTCATTATCTAATACTATCAAAAATTCTAAATTTTTTGATGAATTTTATGTAAGTTTTTTTAATAACGAGTATGTTATAGGTGTTAATGTTTTATTGACAGGCTCTTCTACTTTTGAAGACCAAACCACCCAGAAATCTCTAGATATTGAAGATACCATTTTAGTAAAACTATATGAGCCTTTACCCCCACAATACCAACTAAAAGATGAAATGTATGTTGCCTCTAAAGTAGGGGAAAGTCAAGCATATAGAGTTGAGTATATTGAAGATCTTAGTTCATTTGTTGAACCTATTAATTTTATTCAAGGTCCAAATACTAACATACCTCAAAAAGATTTAGTAAATAATTCTACTAATTTAAAATCATATGAAGATTTAGTAACAACACCATCTACAGAATCTTTCAATAACTTATTAAATACTTTAAATCAAACGGGAGTTAAAATAACTCCTAATTATTCATATAATACATTTAATGAATTTGTAAATTTTTCTTCTGCTAAGTCAAGAATAAATAATTTTTATCAAAAGGTATCTCAAATACAATCTTACGAAGCTGATATTAAAGTTATTACAACAACTACGGGTTCTAACCCAACAGTTAATGCTATATCTTCAAGTTTAGCTAGTTTACAAACTAATATTAGTAACCTTATTAAGAATTTTGATGGATATGAAACTTATTTATATAACACTTCATCATCATTTGCATATCCTAAATCAAATACTACCTATCCCTATACTCTTTTCCCAACAGGCAGTACTGAAGTAATAGAATGGTTAGGTAGTGATGTTGAAAATAACCCTAATTATGGGGGGTACATATTATCAGCTTCATTATATGATAGTAATAACCAAAACTGGTTATATTACACCATCCCAGACTTTATAAAAGAAAATACTAGTAATGATGAATATATAGAATTTTCAAACATGGTAGGTCAATCATTTGATGATCTTTGGATTTACACAAAGGCATTAAGTGAAAGGTACAATACATCTAATGATCCAAATAGTGGGTTACCTTTAGATTTAGCAGCGGATGCCATTAAAGGTTTAGGATTTGAAACTTTTGGAAATAACTATAATAATCAAAATAATTTTATAGGTTTAACAGGAGAAAATAATGGAAGTTATGTACCTCCAACCGGGAGTGAATTAATAACCCAATATATAGCGGTAAATGCTGGCCTTTCAGGAAGTCTTTCCGTAATAGAAACCGAAAATAATTTACAACTCCTTACAGAAAACTTTTTACAACTCCTTACAGAAAATTCAATAATACCTGCAGATTTTCCTTATGCTATTGATAAAGTAAGTAAAGAGATTTATAAACGTCTTTACCATAACATGGCCGTTCTTACTAAAAAGAAAGGTACTATTAGTGGTTTAAGGCAACTTATTAATATTTGGGGGATACCTAATACTATACTTCGTATAAGTGAATATGGGGGTAAAAATAGAGATAATAGTAATGATTATGATCTATGGTATAATAGATTTAGTTATGCTTATACCCCCTCCATAAATTCAGAAGAACAAGGCACTTCAATTAAAGTACCATGGATGCCTCTAGAGCGTAATAGAATTGCGGATAGTGAGTATATTGTACCTGATGGTGTAGCTTTTAGATTTAAAACAACCGGAAAACCTTCACGATTTAACTATGCCCAATCCCTAATTGCTAAAAAGTCTAATGGGAATGATGATAAAAATTTTGATTTTGGGGTAGGATTATATTATGAAGCTCAACCATCTGGATCATATTTAGGAGCTAGTAATAGTGACTACTATGAATATGGTAAGATGAGATTTTATATATCAGCATCCACCGCTCAAGGAGGTGTTATGGAATCGGATGATATCTTCCTTCCTTTCTTTAATAAAGGATGGTGGAGTGTTTCACTTCAAAGAGACAAGCATGTTTCTTCATCTCTAAATACAGAAGCAACTACATACACTTTACAAGTAGCTAACAAACAATATAATGGAAATGACGGTAATGTTATAGGTTGGACAGGATCTGTTAATCTATCTACAGACAATAGTATAGGCTTTCCAGTAACCTCATCGGCAAATGAAGCATGGAATAGTTTTGGAGTAACTGGGATTGATGGTATGTATCTTGGAGGATTTATTTCAGGTTCGAGTGTTGCAGGTATTCCCTTAAACTTAAAAACAAAACTATACTCCGGATCATTTCAAGAATTTAGATATTATTCTAATGATATATCTACCGAGGTATTTTATGACTTTGTTATGAATCCCGAATCTATTGAAGGTAATAACATTACAGGGTCTGAAAGTTCATTTGATATCGTAAACTTTAGAGCACCCTTAGGTAATGAGTTAGAAAATCTATATAAAGCTTCACAAACCGGAAGCTATATTGAACCTATACTATCTTCCCACCCCGCAATAACAGGTTCAGCTGTAGTTGTAATAACCGGGTCATTTGTTAATCCTTCAAATAATGAAGTAACATCTAGTTATGATTTTATACATTTTACTAACCCAGAAAAAAGAACATATAGCCAACCTAACACTGAAGTTTATTTAGTAGACCAACCATCAATTGGGGTTAGAAATAGAATCTCAAATAAAATTCAAGTTGCAGATGGTAACATTTATGGTAATGTTTTATCAAGACAAGTTAGCATAGATCAAGATTATTTAATAAGCCAAAGCTATACAGGGGATATTACAAATTTAGAAGTAGCATTTTCTCCCCAAAACGAAGTAAATGATGATATTATTGCATCATTTGGTTACGGAGTTATTTCTGACACCCTTGCAGATCCTAGGTTTGCATTTAACTCTAAATTAAACTATTACCCTAGATTAAGAAATGTAGCAACTGATTATTTTAAAAAATATACCGAAGGCAATGTTTATGATTATTTAAGATTAATTAAATATTTTGATAATTCTTTATTTAAAGCTATTAAATCATATGTGCCCGCGCGTACAAGCGTGAGTACAGGCGTTGTAATTAAACAAAATCTATTAGAGCGTAATCGTCGCCCATCTGTAACTTTAAATCCAGATACAACGGTAGCTCGCACTATAGAGACAGGATCTCTTAATGGAATTCCTACAAAACAAACTGGATTAAATAGTGAAATTCAATTAAGAAATTTAGAATTAAATGGGAGTCTTAAAAAAACATCATATTTATCAGGAGGAACTGGTGGATCAGCCCCTAATTTAACGGGTATTTCAAGCAGTCAAGCTGGGTTTAATATAGTACCTGTAACTCAAAGCTGGTCAGGAAGTAATTCTACCATAAAAGGATTAGTTCCCTTTATAGACCATTCACAAGAAGAATTTTATAATGGGGAATATAGTGGGAGTACTTTAATAGTAACCGATGGTTCTTTATTAAATAACCCCTATCTCCAAGATTCTAATATAAACACCCAATATGTTATATCTGCATCTTCAGGGGCTCGTTTAGAAAGTATTATACCTTCACCCTTTTATGAAGTAATCCCAGAACAACTCAACACCTTAATTGGGGGGAATAAACAATCGTTAGATATTCTTGTAAGTGAAACAAAAAGTGATTCTTTTGACAATTTTTATTCTTATTGTAGTGATAGTGGAGCCGGTATTAAAGATGGACACAACTGTATTTCTCTTTATAGAGATACGGCAAGTGGTGGTATACAAAGTTATTATATTGCTGGTATTTTTATTAATAGATATGATTTGGGTGGGGCAGATTATGCATCTACCCTCCTACCAGGTGTTGATTTAAATATTAATTATAGAAACGGTCTACAAGGCATCGATGCTTCTAAAAGAATGACACTAAATGATCCCCTTGACATTGATTACTTAAATCCTTTTATTACTGGAAGTTTACTTAATGGAGATTCATTAGCAACATTAGACCCTAATTCACTCTCTCCAATATTTAACTTTGCAATAACTGGTAGTATTGGAGGTAATTTAAGTTTAAGTAGTAGTATATTTTCTAATTTCCAATTTGGAGCTGGGGGTAATATATCTACTATACCCTCTAATCGTATTCAATCCGTACTTTTTAATAGTGATGATTCTAATCTAGGATATTATCCAATATCTAAAGAAAATACAGGTGCTAGAGGAGGTGGACCTTTATACGGTTTAATGGTTGTTAATCCAAGGGGTAATGCCTTTTTAGGAATTCAAAGCAATAATCCAAGTAGCCCATTTAATATACCCCTACCATCAACCTTAAGTATAGATGTAGATATAAACGCTGAACCTACGGCAAAAATTATACAAAACGTAGATAGCAATTTTGACCCTATATCCGATCCAACAAAATTACAAACCCCCTTAACATATGTAAGTAATTATAATGTATCTAAATCTATAGCAATAAATAAGGTTCAGGGCACAATCCCTGGATATTTATATGGTCCTTCCTCAGGTAGTCTATTTGAATATAGACAAACCTTCTTAGGATTCTCAGAACCTGATACTTTCACATACACCCCACTAGCATTAGCTTTAAACAAGTTTAGTATAGACCTTAATAGTGGAGATACATCTGATAATTCTGCAACCTTATCATCAAATCCAACATTTGATTTTGAATTATCTATGAGTTTGCTTACTAACCCCCCTGTTATAAACGGGTTATTAGGTTATGAGTTTTATCAAGGCTTAACAGATAAAACAGGCCCATTTATTACCCCAGACCCAAATCTTAATAATTATTATTGGGTTTATGGTTCCAATAGTAGAACTACTAGAGCTTTAAAATATGATGGGACTACATTTAACCCAGATTATACTTATGTCCCAGATTCTTTACAGTCTTCTCAACTATTAAATTTTAACCCTAGTTTAATTACATCAACTATAATATTTGATAATTCTCAATTTAATCCTTTAATTAATAACGTAAATAACAGCGAAGAAAATACTTATGTCCAGGAATTAGAATTTGGAAATGGCATTGAAACCCCCTCAAATTTACAAGCAGTAATTAATGGGACAGCTCAAAAAGCAAAAGTTAATGATAGTTTTTATACTCAACAGTCTAGTACAATTCCAAGATATATTGGTAGTACTTTACAAAGCGCAAACTATAACAAATATACTCCTCCAAGTTTAACATGGGGGGGAGATATAAGTTATGGTAATCAAGCAGTAATTGATAAGTATCCCATATATTTTGCTCATTTTAAATCTTCATATAATAATTTAAATCTTGAAGGTACTTATACTTATGAAATTGATGCATTAATTCTATCTCCAAGTGAGGATGTAACTGGGGAAAAAGCTCCTATAACCCCTATAACTATTAAAGTAGATGGTAGTGGTCAAAATTTAACAGAAGTACGAAGTACATTTGAAGCTGGAAGAAATGTAGGTGTAGCCTATGACTCTCTTGTATTTGATGGTATTAATTATGGTAATTTGAAAATTGGAGAAAACAAAATATTCCAGGGTTCATTAGAAATGGATACACTATTAGCAACAACTTTAGGACCTACAGGTAAGGGTGATAATAGATTCCCAAATTTTACAGATACACTAATATTCCAAACATCAAGTTTTTCTACTGATTATGGACCTGGGGATGCTGGTGAAGTTAATATACTCCCTCCAGGTGGAAAAGGAGGTCCTAAACCATTCCTATATGCTGGTAGTGATAGTTTCCTATTAGCCGGAAATTCAATTAATTTTATAACACCTCTTTACGATGGTCATTATTCTAGAATTACAGGTCCGGGATTGGCTATTCTAAATTCTATGAATACTGCTGTAAGTAATTCTTTAGTGGGTGAGTATACTGGAACAGGCCCCTATACTGTAGCTCCTGGGATACCTACTGAACTTACGGCTTCACAAAATATAGGTTTAGATTCAAATTACTTTATAGAAAATTTTTCTAGTTCTT